TAATAAGAACAAAGGTAGAAGAAAACAAAACCTAGCAAGGAAGAAACTAAGAATACCTGATACAAAGTTTAGAAGCCAAATGGGTAACGAAGAATCTTGGCAAGGAGAAGTCAGAGTAGAAGTCAAAGCAGGTAAGCAAGTACAAACCTTATGGACTAAATATCAAAAAGCCAAAGAACAATCTGACACTAATACAAGGATTGGAGATACAAGACCATTTATGTTTGTTGCTATGCCTGACGGAACTTCTAATGGATTAGTTGTAGTAGAGCTTGATAAGTTAGATGAAGTTGTATTTGCTTTACTTGAAACTTGGGAACAATAAAAAAACCCACCTACCGAAGCAAGTGGATTTAATTAAATTTATTCATAAATTTCTTTAAGTAATTCTTGCCAAGTTTGAGTTTAGACATCTTTAGTTTCGACATCGTAGCTTTTGAGTAGTTTAACTGTCCAAATATCTACAAATCCGTCAAAACCAAAAACTGTTCTACCTGTATTGTTAGGTGCGATAGTTTTACAATAAGCATTTTTGTAATTACCACCCCTTGAAGTTCTTGTATTATAGTTTTGATGACTAAATGTTAAATGCCTTGCATTAACATTATGGTAATAGTTTTGGTCTTCTTCATCTAAACCTGTTGAATCTTTTACTGCTTCTATTAGTTTTGGAAATACTCCAATTAATCTTTTAAGTATTTCTATACAATCTGAGTGGCTACCATACCAACCTGTGCTTTTACCATTTACCTTAATTTCATAAGTGAAATCAGGTAATGTTTCTTTATCTATTTTCATTGAAATCAACTCCCTTCTTTTTTCATTCTTTGTTAATTTCATAATCTAAGATTACTACTTTGTAATACATATACAAATATTTCTTAAGATTTCTCAAATAAAATACCCAATGTTTATAGGCTTTTAGACATTCCCAAAAAAAAACTTTGAATAATTCCCTAGAAATACCCTTAAAGTCGCACTTAGACTTTATAATTTGAGTAAGCAAAAGACAGGACGCAAATGGCACTTAAAGAATATCTTGAGAACTATAAACCACCAAGAATCAAGCGTGGTTATTTCTATGGTACAGAGAAGCGTGAAGCTGAGTGGGAACAAGTTTTAAAAGCTCTCGAAGAAGGTTACAAAGACACAACTGCATTAGTTAATTGGTTGATTGATGAATGTGGTTGGGACGGAGTAACTCCGAAATCTATAACAAATAGAATCAATGAGCAAAAAAAACGAATCCAAAAATCTTAATCAGTTTCTTACTCGCTATGACGATAAGAAACATAATGAAGCTCTAGCAAAAGAAAAATATCCTGTTGGTTGGCAACCCCACGCTGAGTATGACCCAAAGACTAATAAAGGTACATTAGTTTCTCGTGGCACAAAAGAACAAGAGCCTGAGTTTGCAACACTACTAAGCGAATGGGGATTCGACCCAAAGGAATATGAGATAGTCGGCAACCTACAAGTCAGAACTTGGGATATGAATATGGGTAATGGTAATGTCCAACAGGCTTGGTATTACAAAGCTGACATCAGAAAAAAAGTTCCTGACTTTGATACAGACTTTGCAAAACTATTAAAAGAAATAAAGAGCTACAAAGTTAAAACACAACCAATACAAAAAGGTAATACTGCTTTTATGTACTATGTTGCAGATTGGCAAATGGGTAAGCGAGACGGAAAAGGTAGCGAAGAAATTGTAAGCAAGGTTTTAGAATCACTTGAGTCTGCCAACGCAAGACTAAAAGAATTAAAGAAGGCAGGTCATACGATTGATGAAGTGTATGTCTTGGGGCTTGGGGATATTTGTGAAAACTGCGATATATCAGGTTGGTACTCATCTCAGATTTGGAATGTTGACCTGCACCTGCGAGACCAAATAACAGTTGCAAGAAGATTGCTTTGGAAGATTGTAAAGAACTTTGCAGACCAAAACTACAAGGTAGTTCTATCAGGTGTTACATCTAATCACGGACAGAACAGAAGTGGTAAGCAGAGCTTGGCAACAGAAGAACTAGACAACCTTGACTTGCAGATACTAGAACAGGTTGGAGACTTGGTATATGAATCTAAATATAAAAATATAAAAGTCATTGTGCCTGAATCTCCACATCTCTTACTTGATGTCAAAGGTTATCTAATGGGTTTTACTCACGGACATCTAACTTCAGGTGGTGGAACTCCTGCAAAGAAGATAGAAAATTGGTGGAAGGGTCAGATGTTTGGATTAAATGAAGCAGGAGATAATCCTGTTGGGTTAGCGAGAATGATTGTACACGGACATTATCATCACTTTACGGCAGTAACACAAGGTGGCAGAACAATAATGGGAGTTCCTGCTATGAGTCCTTCTACTGACTTCCAAACTAGAACAGGTTACTCAACATCAACAGGTGTAGTAACAATGACAGTTACTAAAGACGGTTGGGATAATCTAAAAATACTGTAGTTGCCCTATACCATAATCTCAGATTATGTGTAGTGTTTTTTAAAAAAGTATAAAATTAAAATTGCAAATGTAATCAAAGATTGTATTGTTATGTACATAGGCAAGTGTTAATCGCAAGATTAAATTACTCCCTTAGGACTCTTTAGAGAAACCTAGACGACACAGTTTGTGGGAATTAGGAGAACGACAGAGACCGATAACTCAAAAGCAGAGAGCTTTATAGAAGATATTAGTTAGATGTGAAAACGAAACTTAGGGAAGTAATTAGCCCACTTAGTTAAGTAAGTAAAGTAAGGAGTAGGAAGTACAATAGGCGTATCAACTACAGGATTGAGAATTTCCATTAAAAAATAATTTAAAGTAGGATTGGTATAAATCTTAACTAGCCTTAATGCAACTGTATCTTCTACAAAGTTCTTTGTAACTGAGTTCTTATGGATATGAGTAGTTGTTTGGTTTTCTATTTATACCTGCTCTTTAGTAGGATTCGAGGAAGATGTCAGGTCAATTAATAGTAATAAAACATATATTGATTCGAAGCAATATGAACTACTTAAATATGTTGGAAGTAATGCCTTTGGCGAGTATGTAAGACTCACGGATATTCCGTTGTAATAGAGCAAAGGTTGAGAAGAATACCATTAAATGCAATCAACTTGGACTTGATTGGCATATTTAGTAAGCAAACATAAACGCTCATATCCGTAAGGACTTAGTTGATTTGAGAATACTTTTGTGAAGCTCGACAAAGTCGATAGATGTAAAAATCTACACACGAAATCCTGACGAGTTGCTTTTAACAGAGGACAGATAACCCTGTGGGGTTAGGTTTTAGAGCTGATACCAATAACAAACAGAACAAACTTACTATTTAATGAAAAACGAATAGGGGTTTAGCAATGGGAAGTACGAATACCCTAAATCATAAGGGGAGTAGGAACTAGCTAGATGTGGCTTCGCAAAAGTATTTTTAAAGTTTTAATTTAAGATTTGCATAAAACAAATCAGAGATTAATATAAGTAATGTATTGAAATAGGAGTTGATATGTATAAAGGAGATTGCTACGAAGCAAACCTTAAAAAATATCTTGATAGTGTAAATAAGAATACTGTTCTTGTTCACGCTATGAGAGAGATTGTAACTGAGTATTGGGGTGGACACGCTTTTTTACTCGACAAGAAAAGAAACAGAGTTTTTGACTTTTCTAATGGTAAATCTCAACAATGGAATAAAGACGAGATATTTGAAAAATGGAATATCCAAGTTCAAGGTCGAGATATGTACTTTGAATATACAAGAGAACAAGCCCTGCAAAAAGTTTTAGAACATAAAACTTTTGGCTCTTGGGATTTAACTTTTGAAAATTGGAATGATGAAAACTATTTGGAATATATAAGAGATTATTTTATTCCTAAATTCCAACCTGTATATTTTTCTATGATAAGAGAAGAAGTAAGGAGTTGATATGCCAAGTGAAATAATAATTAATGAAGAAGATAACACATATACTGAAATAATTTATTGTGTTAAAGCTGAACGAACGTTTGAATTAGGTACAGGTAATCTTTTACATAAAAGATTTTATCTTGGTGGTACAGATAAAGAATATGATTTTACTAATAAAGAAGGAAGCTGATATGGAAGAAGGAATAACACTTACAGGTTTTGTTCAAGGACGAGTAGATATTGTCGTTGAACAAACTTATGCTAAGGAATACAAGGCAGTTGGTTGGATAAACTTACAACCTGTATTCTCTTATCAGAGACCTGCTGAGATATTAAAGAAGGTGGCAGATTTAAACAGGGATAAGTTCCCACAGTTTAAGTTTCAAATAAGTATGAGAGCCGTGCCTGTTGTGAATGAAGATGACGAGCTTCTGACAATACACGACTTTGATACAGAGTTTGAAGAAATAAAAGGAGAAGAAGAATGAGTGAACAAGACTTTTATTGGTTTATGACTTGGATATTCGGTGGATTCGCAGTTGTAAGTTTGATACTTATGATTATCGAAGAAACACTTTTAAGATTATATCCACACAAATATTGGAGAGAAGAATCCTTAAGTAAGGAATTGGACTTACTATATTTGGAATTACAAAAAGGTAAAGAAATAAATATTGCAGAATACATAAAGGAGAATAAATGACGCAAGAAATTATGGGAACTGCTGAGATTGGAAATTGGCTCGGAGTTAAACGCCAAGAGGTTGCACAATGGAAATTTCAAGGGAAATTACCTGAGCCTGATTACCAATTAAAAGCAACACCTGTTTGGAAACAAAGCACATTACTTGAGTGGAGAGAAGCTAACACTTGGGTAGAGAATAGAGTTAATAGCTCTAAGGAGTTAGTCAATGGATAACAAAGACAAACTCATATCAAGACAAGTAGCTTTAAAAGGTGCAATCGAATTAGCAAGTCATTCAGATATGCTTTTCGAAAACATTAATGAAGTCTTAGCAACTGCAGAGATAATACAGAATTGGATTCTGAGTCCGTTTTCTCAAGTCGCTGAGAATACTGTTGTTACCACACCTATAACGCAACCAAGCCCAACAATTCGTGAAACATCACAAAGCCCTGTGGGTCAAACAGAGTTTAAATGTCCTGTTTGTGCGTCTAAGGTGTGGGACAACAGACTTGACAAAAAGAATAAACAAAGCCCAAACTTTAAATGTGGGAATAAACAATGTACAGGTGGTAACAATGGTTATCCTTATGCAAGTTGGTCTGACGAGCCACCTGCAGAGATTATGGTGGGGTTTACTCCACCTGACTTAGTTCAACCTAAGTCGCTTGACAATATATCAGAAACAGAAGCTCCCTTCTAATTCGGTATAGTACGGTGCTGAGTGAGTATCTGACGCAAGGTACTCACTTCGGCATAGATAGGACATTATGAAGATAGAAGCAGATAATTACTTTGCAATAATACCTGAGTGGATATTGGACGCAGACATTAGCCCAAGAGCAAAGAACTTGTATTGTATTTTGTGGACTTATGCTGATAGAAAAGACGGCTCTTGTTATCCAAGCGTTACCACTTTGGCAAAGCGAGTAGGTGTAAGTAGAGCTAATACACACAAGCTAATCAATGAGTTGATTGATATTAGTGCAATAGAAAAGAAAAACAGATTCAAAGACAATGCAAAGCAAACCAATATGTATTATCTAAAAACAAGTAACCCATATATTAAATCTGATACCACTACATCTAGTAGTACTGTAGATGATACAGGGGGTAGTATTGCAGACGATACAAGGGTAGTATCGGAGACAGTACATAGAACTATAACCAATGAACTAAAACCAATAGATGTGGACAAGCCACAACCAAAGAAGATTGATGAAGAAGTATTACGAAATAGAAAAGCTCTTTACCAAGTGTTCTGTGATGAGCTTGGCTACACACCTAGAACTCAAGGCGAGAAGTCAGGTTGGTTTAAAGTTTGCAAGGAGTTAGTAGAAGCAGGAGTAACAACTGATATGCTTACAGGCTCAATACAAGCCTATAAGAAGCATTGGAACAAGATTGATGTAACACCTTACGCAATCAACAAATGGTTTGGTAAGTTTGAAGCTCTAGGTCAGGACGAAGTACGCAAACAAAAAATGCTAGAGAATCCTGCTCTTATCTGCGAAGAACAAGGTTGCAACTTCATAGACTACGAGTTCTTTATGTACTGTGTTAGGTGCAAAAAAGAGCAAAAAAAGTAAATTTTTACAAAAAAATATAAAAAAAATTATAAAAGCCTATAAACATTAGGGTTTTTTGTACTTAAATTATAGATAAAAGTTGTGATTATTTATAATCTTTGATTATACTGTACTTATGAATGAAACAAGAAATACCGAATCTCAAATCTCAAAAAGAGGTTTAGATTCTGAAATGGAGAAAAAAATGAGAGTAAAGCATAACGAAGGATATGACAGAGGAATCACAATTACACACAATGGTGGAAAAATTGTTTTAGATAATGTTGATGAAATAATTAAGCTACTTGAAAAGATTGAAGTGTCTTGTTGGGGTAGTTCAAGCTATACCGACTAAGCAAAACTTAACTCAAAGAAGCCACCTACACAGGTGGCTTTTTTGTTAGTCGGTTTCTTTTGAGACCGACTTTGCTATTATGGGTGGATAATGCCAAAGCAAACTTTAGCTCATAATGAACAGTTAGTAGAAGCACTTTGTGATTCTATTGCTTCAGGAATGTATGTTAATCTTGCGTGTCAATCCGTAGGAATAAGCACATCAGCTTTATCTGAATGGAAGATAAAAGGTAAGAAGGGCATACACCCTTACGATAAAGTTTGGCAAAGAATACAAGTAGCTGAAGCAAAAGCTATTGAACGAAGAATTAAAAGAATTGAAGAAGCAGGAGAGAATGGCTCTTGGCAGGCAGACGCTTGGTACTTAGAGAGAAGATACCCACATCTGTTCGGTAAGAGAGATACAGTTGCCATTGAAAACCAAGACAATCCAAAAGTAAGATTGCGTTGGGCAGACGGCAACCTGCTTGAAGGACAACAAGAATACTTAGAAGGCGAAGTGGTAGAAGATGAATGAAGATGAAATTAATAATATATTTGCTGACATAACAAGTTCTCTTGATATGAGAGAGATTGAAGATGAGATATTAGATGAAATAGTTATCGACATCAATGAACTTCCTGCCATAGTTTTTATGCCAATTCTTACAGACTTTGGTCTCGTATATAATTCTTTTAACTTGCCAACTAAACACATTGACGAATTTTTAGCTTGGCTTAATTCTCAACAGGAGTAGTTATGCAATCATCATTGGACGCAAATGTCAGCTCAGGCTTAGACATTGAGCTTCCACCATTACATTCTGCACAAATGGAAGTAGTAAACAATATGAAAAGGTTTACTGTTCTTAGTGCAGGAAGGCGTTGGGGTAAGACCAAACTAGGTGTTTGGCTTTGCCTAAAATACGCTTGGGAAGGCAAAAGAGCTTGGTGGATTGCACCTTCTTACTCTATGACGAATGAAGCGTGGGCAGATTTAAGAAGCATTGGCATTGAATATGGAGTAAAAGTAAAAGAAGCTGAGAGAACTATTATCACAACTACAGGTGGCTCAGTTCAAGTAAGGTCAGCAGATGACCCAATGAAGTTAAGAGGTGCAGGACTTGACTTTGTTGTTTTAGACGAGTGTGCCTTTATGAAGCCACAGACTTGGGCAGAAGTAATTAGACCTGCATTAACAGAGAAAAAAGGTAGTGCATTATTTATCAGCACACCAAAAGGATATAATTTTTTTGAAAAGCTCTACTCAGAAGCTAACTTATTAGAAGATTGGGTTAGATTTACTTACCCAACACACACAAATCCAATCATAGACCACAAAGAATTAGAATCAGCAAAGCAAGAGATAGGAAGTTTCTTGTTTGCTCAAGAATACGAAGCTCAGTTTATTGAAGCCACAGGTGGCTTATTTAAAGCAGATTGGTTTGAGCATTACTCCATAGAAGAACGAATAACAATCGATAAGGAGACAAAAGATGAATATTTGGAAGTTTATTATAAATATAAAGACAAAGAGTGTAAGTTGGAAGATTGCCGTAGATACGCAACTGTCGATTTGGCAACATCAACTAAAGAGAGTGCTGACTTCACGGTTATCACATCGGTGGCAATCACACCTGAAGGCAAGATTCTCGTATTGGACATTGACAGACGAAGATTGGAAGCACCTGATTTATTGCCATTACTACAAAGAAAAGTTCAGCAGTTTGACCTTGCTTATGTCGGAATTGAGAGAGCAGGTTATCAGTTGGCGTTTATTCAAATGGCTAAGAGAGAAGGATTAATAGTTAAATCATTAAAAGCAGATAGAGATAAAGTATCAAGAGCTTATCCACTTATAGCAAGAATGGAAGCAGGAGATATATTCTTCCCTAAGAACTCTGCTTGGTTTGGAGATGTACAAACGGAACTGCTAAGATTCCCTGAAGCAGAACACGATGACATTGTTGATAGTCTCGCATATAGCGTGATAGAATCAAAAGTGCGTAAAAGTATAAAAGTTTTCTAATATAATGTAAGATTAGAGCAGAGTGGAGTAGTGCCGATAAGGGTTGCGTCCATTACTTCACAAAGCTCTACAAGGAGAATAATGGCAGAGAGAAGAAGTTTCAGAGAAGTAGTCTTTGGTAACTCAGAACAAAAAAGAAGCACAGGTTATAACTTTTTTAGACAAGGTGCAGACTTAAACAATACAAGTTTTATACAAGGTTATCAATCATCAGCAGGTCAATTTAATGTACAAGGCTTAGGAAATGGTGCGTCAAACTCAGCAGTAGTATCTTGCTTACAGGTTTTAGGTACATCATTCGCAGAAGCAGAATTAAAAGTTTATCAACTTAACGAAGTAGGAGAATATGATGTTGTACCTAATCATCAACTCTCAATGCTATTTAAAAGACCTAATCCTTATATGTCAGGAGATGTCGTACAAAACTATTTAGTACAATCAATGCACATATCAGGAGACGCTTATTTACTAAAACAAAAGAATGAAGCAGGACAATTAGTCGCTTTATATCCTTTAATGCCTGAGAATGTAACTCCAAAAGGTAGTGATGAGACTTTAATTGAATACTACGAGTACCAAGTTAAGAATCAAAAGATTAACTTAGATAGAGATATGGTTGCTCACTTTAGGCTTGGTCTTGACCCTGAAAACCACAGACAAGGTTTCTCGCCTGTTAAAACATTACTTAGAGAGATTTATGGAGATGAGAGTGCAGGACAAATGGCTACATCAATCCTTGCCAATATGGGAGTTCCTAGCTTTATGATTACACCTAAAGATGAATATGGCTTAACAGAAGAAGAAGGAGAATCAATCTCCAAAGCATTCCAAAGAAGAACAGGTGGTCAGAATCGTGGTAAGCCTTTAGTACTATCAGGTGGCGTAAATGTTGAGAGACTTGCCTTTAGTCCTAAAGACTTAGAGATAGGAGACTTGAGAGAATCCTTTGAAGCTAGAGTATCTGCCGTAATTGGTGTGCCTTCTATCCTTGCAGGAATGGAAGTTGGACTTAAATACGCTACTTACTCCAACGCTAAAACCCTGCGAGAGTTCTTTACAGAACAAAAGCTCATTCCTTTATGGGATATGGTTGCACAAGAGATAACACATCAGATACTTAAAGTAGATTACCCTGATTCAAATAACTTAGAAGCTAGATATGACTATACAGATGTAAGAGCCTTGCAAACAGATACTAATGAGATTTACGAGAGAATGAACTTAGCAGTACAAGGTGGTTGGGTAACAGTAGCAGAAGCAAGACAGAGCGTTGGATTACCTACTACAACAGAACAAGATGTGTATTTACTTCCTGCTGAGAAGGTATCTGTACCTGCCAATATGCTTAGAGACTATCAACCTGCGTCAATACAACAGGAAGAACAAACAGATGAAGTACCTGAAGCTATCTCAGAAGCAGGGTTTGATGAAGCAGAGTTTAAAGTAGTTAAAGAGATAGACGGAGAATACTGCGTTATTACAGAGACAGGCAGGAATATGGGTTGCTATCCAACTAAAGAACTCGCAGAGATAAGACTTAGACAGATAGAGAGATACAAAGATACAACTAAAGATGTTATTGCTACTGACCAATTTACAACGCAAGAAGAAGCTGAAGCAAGAGCTAAAGAGTTAGGTTGTGAAGGAAGTCATAGTATGGATATGAATGGTAATACAATATATATGCCTTGTGCAACACACGAAGTGTATGAAGGTCTAATTGATAACAATGAATCCTATGACTCAGAAGGATAAAAACCTCGCAATAAATTCTTCCCCTACTGCTAATACGGTAGATAGTCATATAGAGAGTAATAAGGATAGTAATAGTTCTAGTAGTGTTTCGGATATAAGACAGTTTGTCTTTAATACAGAGATAGATATAGAGGAGTTTGTTGTTGGTCGAAATGGGGACACAGGCGTAAGTGGAAGTAATAAAAAAGGAAGATACGATGACTTGGATTTCTCGATACCTAAAGGAGTTAAGGCACAAGCCGAGCAAGGACTACGACTTCGTTCTGAGTTTGGTCGAGGTGGTACATCGGTTGGTATCGGTACTGCTAGGTATCTCGTTGCCAATACAACTGCCTCGCCTGAGAAGGTACGACACATCGCTAAGTACTTCCCACGCCACGAAGTAGATTTACAAACACAAGACTCACGAGACTTCCTCGCAGGGAGAACTGACCGAGCTACGAATGGAGTTATTGCTTGGAAGCTATGGGGTGGCAACGCAGGACAAAGGTGGAGTAGTAAGTTAGTACGAGCTATGAACAAGAGAGACGAAGTAGAGAAGTCAGCGTCAGAGTTAGTACGGAGACATAAGCTCAGGGAACAAGCAGACAGAGAGTACAGAACAAACCGACTTACATCTACGGAAGTGAAGCAAGGTATCTATCGGAACTATACGGCTATGCTTCGGAATTGGGAACTGTGGTATACGGATTACTATGTCGGTCTGTTGCGTAGTCAGTTAAAAAAAATCACGAGAAGTATGGTGCGTGGAAAAGACAACCCTGCGTACAAAAATTTTGTTTTGAATGGAGAATCTCCGATTCTAAATAATATCATAGATGAGACTACGCTTGAATGGAAACTTGACTTGTATGATATTTACTTATCAACTGTTTATGACTTTGAGTTATTCCAATTTGGTATTCTCTTACCTGAATCACTTAAAGGATATTCTGAGTTGGAAGATACAGATTTATATACTTATAAGAACAGAAGGAAAACAGAACGACAAGTTGTCAATGAAGGATTCTATCCGATACGAGTGCGTGGTGGTGGAACAATTAATCCTACTTCTGTTTCTCCAATTCCAAGAAGTAGATACAACCGACAAGCCGTAGCTTTTGTAAATGATATGTTGGACAAGTCAATGCCTGAGTTGGCTAAGACTACCAAAGCTACTTTGAACAGGACACTTAGGAAAAGTCTTGATGAAGCTATTGAACTTGGTTTAACAGGAGACGCAGTTTATGAATACATTACAGGACAAGTGGAGAATGTCTTACCTAAGAAGTTTCTAGGTAGAGCTTCAAGGATTGCTAGAACTGAAGGTGGAGGATTGGCTCAGTTTGGATTACAAGACGCTTCGGACAAATCAGGATTAATAACAGTTAAGGAATGGATTACTACATTTGATAATTCAAGAGATACTCATATTGCATTACACGGAACTGTTATACCTGACGCTGATAATTTTAATATCGGTGGCTACTCTGCACCATTTCCTAAAGACCCAAGCCTTCCTGCTCAAGAGAGATGTGAATGTAAATGCTCTTTAATCAGGAGAGAGCCAAGACCTGACGAAATCATTACTCCTTCTATTTGACGGTAAGCAAAAAAATTTTTTAAACGACAAACAAAAACCCACCGAATGAACGGTGGGCTTCCGATAAAGTTAGAATATTATTTAGGTTGATAAGGTCTAGTATTTGAAAAATCAAATCTCCCTTCATCAGTATATCCTATAATAACTTCTTCACGATTCTCAACAATATAGTCTAAATTGTCTGTAAGTTCTTTTACGAACTCCATTCGTTGTTTATTCCAAGTTGTATCGAAACCGTGTTTATTAAGCAAAGCTATAATATAACTAGCTGACATCTAAGCACCCCCCTTCAATTCCCAACAACCGTCTATGCCATTTGAACATAGACCTGACATTGTTACTTCTGCGTACTCTGAGTTTGGGTCAAAAGCAAATGGAGAGTATCTAATCTCTTTATTGCAATCAACACAATTACTTTTCATTCTTCTTCTCCTTTAATATCTTCTACTAGCTACTCTATTACGAGACTTAAAGTTTTGGTGCATTGTGCTTTTAAGGGTTGCACATCTTTTCTTGCCTTTGGCTCTTTTAAGTGCAACTTCATTTGTGATACCACAATCTCTTAAGCAATCTTCACTATGGAAAAATATGCCGTCCCAATCTACGCCTTCTTGTCTATAACTATTTTCTAATTCTATCTGAGCCTTATGACCCATAAATGTTCCGACAAGCATTAACATTTGACTTGTAAAGTTTCTGTCGTGATTACCATTACAACCTTCACCTTGATGTGCTAACTCGTGAAGAACAGTTTTATCACAAGCCCACTTCTTAATGACGATATGATTGTCCCACCACTTGTAGTAGCTATTACCTTCGTATGAGTTTGGCATTTCAAAAGTAATATCAGTATCAAAGTAATTTTTATAAAAGCTATTTCTGAACACAATACTTTTAACATTTTTAATTAATTGTTCTTCAAGTTGTTCTGTTGTTTGATAATTTGGATTTGGTACTTCAGCAATAAAACTTCTAGCTGAATCTAATTCTTTATTCCAACTTGCTTTTCTCTGAACAACATTTGAAATTTCTATTGATATGTAAACTTGCTCGACAACAAATCTTCTGTTGTCTTTTTTATAACTTCTTCTATTCCATTGGACAGAATCCATATCAATAGATTTAGTATATTGTGTGCCTTCATACTTTTCAGATACATATACCATATAGTCCCACGCTTCTTGTAAAACCTTCTGAGCTTTTTTAGAATCCTTAAACTCGTCATAAAGAATAGGACTACCCATTCCATTTCTTTTGTTGGAAGGAGTATCGTCAAAAACCCTTATGTCATAAGTAAATTGTTTTTCTTCAATTCCAATTTGGATTTCTTCTCCTTCATCAGACAAGTAATCATCAAGAGTTAAAGTAGTGTCTTTGTATTTACCGATTGTTACAGATTCAATGACACCATTAAGACCAACATTAAAAACTGTTGGCTTATATTTTTTTACTCTAAGTTTTTTTGCATTTAGCTTACGAACATCAGGCATTATTTTATGTGAGCCTTTTATCCGATTTTCAGCAGAATAAACTTTTTGTGCTTGACTCTCTGTACTCATTCTTCTTCCCCCTTCTTACTTACAATATTCTTCGTCATTGTAAAATTCTCGCCACATAATGTGTTTATCATACGATTTATAATTTGTGTATTTGACACCACAAACATCACATTCATAAACAGTTTTATTTTGGTTTTTGACATAATCATTTAATCCTTTACGAATCTGCCAACCTAAATCAATCATTCTTCTTCTCCCTTCAAAGTAACAATGTATGAATACAATGTTGTATATGGATTTTTTTTGTTTAAGTTACGAGCTTCTCTGATTCTCCAAGCCCAAAACACTTCTAGTGGATTGTGATAGCCTGAGCAATCGAGAGTTATAGTATCTTCCAAAACTAGCTCAGCGTCTCGGAAGTTTTCTAAGTCTGTGTAATCTTGCTTAAAAGATTTTAAGACTTGATAAGTAAATTTTTTCAATTTCACTCCTTCTATATTTTTCATTCATTATGAATCATAATCGAAGATGATAAATTTGTCAAATCGAAGATTTTATGTAATATCTAAAAATCTCTGATTTGCAATCTTAGATTAGTTGTGGTATAATGAATTATGAATGAAATTACAAAAGGAGTAAAAATGAATTCAGAATTGAATCTAACACCTGAAGAACAAGCAATAGCTGACGCTTGGCTTGAAGAACAATTATCAAGACCACCACTACCAAAAGGTTATGTTGATAATTTAATTGCTATAAAAATTAGAAGGGATAGTAAATGAAAAATAGAAAACCTTGTAAAGATTGTAATCGCCCTTATAGTCAACACATTAAAGGCAAACCATATTGTATTCTTCATTTACGAGAAATGGGAATTTTGAAATACCCAAGAAAAAGAATTTCCAAAGAAGGAAAAGAATTGTATATCTTTTACCCAAGATTTATGTGGGAAGAAAAAATTAGATACACTCATAAATTAGTAAAAGATACTATGAGAGAAATGGAGAATCAATAATGCAATATAATAAAAAAGGTAAGGGAGAAGCTAAGCACAATGCTAGGGGATTCCATAATCTTGAAGCAGGTAGCTTAATATCTTTTTGCTTTGAATACGATAGCACTAAAGATGAAGTTGCTGATGACCCTTTGTTTATATTAATTAATGATAAAGTCAATGCACAATTTAGGCAGATGAATCAGTATAAACATTTGACTACAAAGCTAGTTACTTATCAGAAGATTGGTAGCAAATTAGAAAACGCTTATGAATCTAGTTTGATTGTAAATTTAGAGAGTGAAAAAATACATAAAGGAGTTGGATAATGTCATTACAAATAATTTATGACGAGATAAAAAAATTGGATAGAAAATTAAATTCTATGCAGAACGATTTAAATATATTGAAGAAGGAGATAAAGAATGAAACTAAAAATTAGTTATCACACTTGGTCTATTCCTTATGATGAAGAGTTATATTTTATAAATCTAGAAGAAGATATAGATGATAACTTAATTGATGTATCTAAAAAAGATGTTGATACTTTTTTTAATAAGCGGGAAATTAATTGGAATATTCAAGATTATTGGAAACCTGATAAGTATTGCATTTTTAACATTGACAATACAAAAGACAAATTAATTATGGAGTTTATATTCAAAGAGATTGAATATGGAATTGACAGAGATTGGTACGATTATGTTACCTGTTGGAGAGAACACGAAGAACAAGAATATAAAGAGATTTTAAAGGTAGGTAAAAAAGAAATAAAAGCAGTTAGTAAAAAATTAAAGGAGTTTAAATGACAATCTTTGAAAACCTAGAACAGATTTACAATCACTTAGAATCAAAAGAACAGATTGAGTTAGCTGAGAGATTGTTACTAAAAAGAAAACTAGAAATTGGATTAATTGAGAGAGAAAAAAATGATAATTGATTGCAACTGCCCAAAAGAAAAAAACTGTGCAGGACACATTACCATTCAGAATGCCAAGCACTTGTTTAGTAATTATAAATATATGAACAGAGATGTCCTTGATGACATTGTTACAGTTCCAACCAACAGATGTTTTATGTGTGGAGAAGAAGGCACAGTAGAAGTCATTAGAAAAGATTGGCACGAGTATATGTGGGACAATCCTAGAAAAACTGTGCAAGAATACTTCCCTTACCTTGACGCTTCAATTAGAGAACAAATTATCTCAGGCTCACACCCTAAATGTTTTGATACTTTAGTAGAAGAAGAATAGTGCTAAGATTAAAGAGTTCGATAATCCAATTCCCTGTTTAATTGAACACGCAGATAAGAAGCTGACCCTTTGTTTCATTCATTCAGCAATCAACTCCGAAGGGTCAGCTATCTGCTAAAAGTTTGTTATAGTAATACCTATGGCAAGTTTATCTAGCATAAGAGAAGGATTAAAAACACGATTAGCAACAATATCAGGATTAAGTATTTTTTCTTTTGTACCTGATTCTATTGAGCCACCTACGGCAGTTGTTGGTGTTATGAGTTCACTTGAATATGATTCAACAATGGCTCGTGGCTCAGACACATACAACATTCCAATCTATATGTATGTTTCAAGAGTGGACGCAGAACTCTCGCAGGATTCTTTAGATTCTTATTTAGACGGAAGTGGTAGTACAAGTGTAAAATCAGCTATTGAAGGAGATACAACTTTAGGTGGAGTGGTAAGTTCTGCTAGAGTTGTTGAAGCGTCTAATTATGGTGTTTATACTGTGAATAGTATTGATTACTTAGGCGTAGAATTTAGCGTGGAGATAATTACATAATGTATGAAGTGATGAACGGAATAACTGTCAAAGATAAATACTTTGCCGAAGGCGAGTTTATTGACGGCAAAGGTATTCCACAAAAAAGTATTAAATGGTTAATTGAACAAGGTACGCTTGTTAAAATTACTAAAGCCGAAAAAGAAAAAAAATTACAAGAATCTACTAAAGTAAGGGCAAGGAATGACAAAGGTCATTTTATTGCAGACGACCCAAACACAGAAGAAAACGAAGCGTGGGTAGAAAAGGAAGAAGAATAATGGACAAAGAGTTTAAATCAATAGACTTTGCATTAGATACCGAAGCAGAAGGCAAAGTTGAAGCAGTTTTCTCTGTATTTAACAATGTAGATTCTGACGGAGATGTAGTTTTACCAAACTCACTAAAATCATTTAAAGGTTTAGAAGGCGAAGTACCAATGGTATGGTCGCACAAATGGGAGAATCCTATTGGAAAAGGTCGCATAGTACAAGATGATGACAAGGCAACATTCAAAGGCGAGTTTATTATGTCGTCTGAGAGTGGCAAAGAAGCCTATGAGATTGTCAAAGCTATGGGAGATTTACAACAATGGTCTTTTGGATTTCAAGTAGATGACGCTGAACAAGGTCAATTCCAAAAGGACGGACAATCAGAAGAAGTCAGGTATATTAAATCTGCTACAGTTTTTGAAGTCTCTCCTGTTCTTGTTGGTGCAAACCAATCAACTTACACAGTTGCAGTAAAAGAACAAAAAGAAAAAGATGTAAAAGATGTTGAATCAGGTCTTAGATTCACAGATGAAGCTGATAATGTGCTTATCACAATTAACAACTTCATAGACAGAGCAAAAGAACTTACTTCTTTACGCTTAGATAAAGGCAAAACATTGTCAAAGTCTGCTCAAGAATCTCTTATGCAGATTCAAGACCGAATCCAAGAAGTCTATAACGATTTAGACAACATTCTTGGACTTGGAGAAGAAGAAGCAGAGCAACCTAAAGATAGTATTGACGCACTTTGGCTAAATACACAAGAAGTCTTGGCAAGAAGTCAAGGCGTAGTTAATGAAGGAGATAAAGTTGAGTAAATTAAACGAACTCACACAGGAACTCCACTCATTAAGACAAACTCAATTTGACGCAGTTAAAGAAATGAAGGACACCTTTGAAGGTGGCTCTGAAATCTCTGTGGAGAAAAAACAAGCTATCGAAGATAGAAATGTTGAAATTGAGAAACTTAATGAAAAAGTTAATGAATTAAATGCTCTCGAAACTCAAGAAGCAAGACTTGAAGAAGCATTAGAAAAAGGTAAAGAAGTAAAATCAATGCCTATTCACAATGAGAAGGAAGAAGTTGCTAGAAAAACTCTAGGCGACCAACTCATTGACTCTAGTGCTTACAAAAGTTTTATGGATAATGGGCAAAAGAACATTAATTCAGAACTTAAGTGGAATCCAAAAGTCGAATTAAAAACAACATTAACAGAATCAGGTTATCCACCTGCAGTAACAAGAAGCGATTTAGTCGTTCCTACTGCAACAAGAAACCCACAAACTGTTATTGATTTAATCGACACAATTACAACAGATACTTACCAATACAAGTATCTCGAAGAATCCACATTTACTAACAACTCTAGTGCAACTGCAGAAGGCTCAGCATTGGGCGAGAACGCACTTGCTTTTACAGAAAAAACAGAGAATATCCGTAAAATCGGCTCATTCTTACCTGTAACAGAAGAATTGTTAGCAGATGTATCAGCAGTAAGTGGTTATCTTGACTCAAGATTACGAACAATGGTTAATCTTGCAGTTGGAGACCAAATACTTGCAGGTGGTGGGTCAGGTGCTAACTTAACAGGTCTCTTGAATGTATCAGGAATCAATACTTTTGATTTCTCATCATTCTCAGGAAACCTTAAGAGAGTTGGACAAATTTATGAAGCAATCACAGAAATACAAAAAGATAGCTTCTTAAGTCCTGACGCAATTATTATGCACCCTTCAGATTGGTATCAAGTAGTTACTGAAGTTAACGCAGTTACAACAAGTGGTAGCTTGAATCCATTATTTGTTGGTGCAGGACAGTTCGGTGGTGCAGTTGGACAAACACTATGGGGATTACCTGTAGTATTAGATACAACTAGACCTGCAGGAACTTGTATTGTTGGAGTGTTCGGTGGTGGACAAGCGTGTCATATTGTCGCAAGACAAGGTATGGAAGTCGCTATGTCTGATTCCCACGATGAAAACTTCGTAAAAGATATTATGGTTATGAAGGCAACCGTTAGATTAGGATTCCCTGTCTATCGACCAACTGCTTTTTGTACTATTACTAACTTTTAATAGTTAATATGGCTTTGATGTCCCATTCGTCTTATGAGAGTGGGACATCTAGCAAGAAGGAAATTATGAAAATTAAAAAAGATATTTATATGAATGAAGAAGGAATTTGTAAAGAGTCTGCTGACGGTATGCCTAAAGGTTGGCGTAAAGCAAAACTCGTAGCAAGAGCAGGTTGGGAAATGCCTGACGCTGAATACAAAGCTCTTAAGTTCGTAGAAGCAAAAGCAAAACAACCAAAAGAAAACAAATCTAAGTAGGTCTTAAATGGCACAGTATGTTGATAAGGACGATTTTAAGACATACATTGGTCTATCAGGCTCAGCTCAAGATACCAATATTGATACTGCTATAGACTCTGCTTGTAGATTAATAGACGCAATCACAGGTAGAAGGTTTAACCAAGATAGTTCTGCAAACGCAAAAGTATTTACACCAAAGTCTAGTCTTTATCTTGATGTGCCTGACATAAGTACAACAACAGGTCTTATTGTTAAAACAGATGACAATGATGACGGTACTTATGAAACTACTTTAACAATCAACACAGATTTTATAGTTGAGCCAAGCAATCCTAGAATAATTAAAATTACAGGTGGCACAACTTACTATGAGCCTTACAACAAGATTACAATTCTTGACACTAGAAGCTCAGAGAGATTCGACCCAACAATAAAAAACAATGTTCAGATAACTGCAAAGTGGGGTTACTCAATAGTTCCTGAAGATATTAAAACTGCAACATTGATACAAGCTCTAAGATATTTTAAAAGAAAAGATACTCCATTTAATACTTATGGAGATGTAAATACAGGAGTCAGCGAGTTATTCTCCAAGCTAGACCCTGATGTTAAAACACTACTTAAAGCACACAAAAAGCTCACTTTAAGTGGCACAATTCTATAATTTTTTTAATTTTTTTCTAAAACCCTATAAACATTGACCTTTTTTTTGTATATTTCTTTCTAAATAGTTGCAATATAATCAAAGATTATATAATATATTCTTATGAATGAAACAAGAAAAAATTACAAAGACCTTTTCGGACATACTTATATGACTAGAAATTATAATACTCCTAAAGTTCTCGAAGAAGATAACTTTGACGGTTGGTCTGAATGTGATACTTGTGGTAGAAAACTAGAGCAATATGATACTGTTTTTACTCATTGGCACACAGTTTATTCAGTTTATTACACAGAATCTAAAACTCCTTATTCAAAAGAAGATTTGAAGTTTATGAGAGATTACGATAGATTGCCAAAAATGGTTAAAGATTATGACAATTATTCTTATGTTACTTGTTCAAAAAGATGTTCAATGAAACATAATTCTTAGGATTAAAAAAATATATTATTAACTAATTTGTTAGTATGTCTTTATGGCAACTAATAGAAACTTCCAATTTGAAGGAATGACTCAAATAAAAAGAAAACTTACCAATGCAGGTTTTACATTGATTCCTTTGCGTCATCTTATGAATGAACACGCAGAAGTAATTACAAAAGAAGCTAAGAAGGTTGCACCAAAAGATACAGGTGCATTAGCCAACTCTATTGACTTCAAACAAGTTGCTATGGTAGGTAGATTGCCAAAAAAGATTCAAGTTGAAGCTACTGCACCACACTCAGAGTTTGTACACGGAAGATTTAGAAGATTACCTAGTGGATATAAACCACCACCACTTAAGAGAAGGAAGAATTGGGGTAATGCTAATTGGAGAACTAGACCACATTATCCACCAATTCAACCTATACAAGATTGGGCTACAAAAAGAGACTTGAACACTTGGGGTGTGGTAAACTCAATCAATGAGCGTGGAACTCCATTAGTTCCATTCTTACTATTAGCCGAAAAGAATACGAGAAAAGCAAGACGCAAAATCACTCGCAAGGTTTCAGCAGAAATCTCTTTGGCTTGGAAATTGAAAAGATAAGTGTATTATAAGGAGTGATATGCCAAAAGGATATGGATATGGTGGCTCAGGGTCATCAGGTAGAAGAAATAGAAGAAGAAGAAACACAAGAGGTAAAAAATAATGGATTGTTGTGGTAACGGTTGTTGCACAGGTGGTAAGTAATGGCATTTATACACGGTAAAGACACCAAAGTAATTATAAATTCAACAGACTTGAGTGCTTATCTTAATAGTGCAGAGCCTTCAAGAACTGCTGATATAGGAGAGACTACAACTTTTGGTAGCTCTAACAAAAGCTATATTGCAGGAGAAAAGGACGCTACAGTTTCTTTTGGTGGATTCTTTGACGCAACGGCAGACAATATTATTCAAGGTTTAGTCGGAACTAATGACAAAGTCGCAGTTATTGGTTTTGACGGTGTGGACGCAACAGACGATTGTATGTTTGGTAAAGGTGTAACAACTAACTATGGGATTTCAAGTCCTGTAGGAGATACAGTTGCAGTAACCTTTGACCTTCAAGCAAGTGGTTTCTTTAGTGGTAGTGTACTTGAAAACGCAACAGTAACGGCTTCAGGTAACGGAACTGCTAGAGATAATGGAAGCTCTACTGCCAATGGTGGTGGTGCTTTTATAGTCGCAACAACAGTATCAGGAACAAGTACGCCTACATTAACTGCTAAGATTACACATTCAGCAGATAATGTAACTTATGCAGACTTAGTAACATTTACTGCTTTGACTTCAGCAGGTGCAGAAGTAAAAGAAATTGCAAGTGGTACAACAATAAACAGGTATTTAAAAGTTGTTTATACTGTATCAGGAACAAACCCAAGTTTCGCTGTTATAGTTGGACTTGGTAGAAATAATTAAAGGAGAAATTTATGGCATTTACACACGGTAAGGATTCAGTTTTCAAACTTGATAACGCTTCAGGCTCATTAACTGATATTTCAACTTATGTAAATAATGTGGACTTCCCTGAATCAGCAGATGTATCTGAAACTACAACACTAGGTGCAGATAATAAAACTTATATAGCAGGTCTAAAGGACGCTACCATTTCATTGGCAGGTCTTTGGGACGCTACTGCTGACGCTATATTTGGTGCAGTTGTTGGACAATCAGCAACTTTATCTTATGAATATAGCCCTGAAGGAACTGCAAGTGGCAAGATTAAATATACAGGAGAAGCAATATTAACTTCTTATAGTATTTCTAGTCCTGTTGGAGACGCAGTTGGCTATTCAGCAGACCTTCAAGTTTCAGGTGCAGTTACTCGTGGTACACACTAAGTAAGATAAAGGAGAGCTAGGCGTATGGCTAAAATTTTAAACTTAGATGACATCAAGTCATTACCTGATGTGCCGACTAAAACTATTGATATTCCACAATGGAATGTCTCTATAAAAGTCAAAGGCATATCTAAAAAAATGCAAATAGAACTTGGTAGATTAATCAATGGAGAAACAACAGACGCTTTTGATTATCAAAAAGCATTATTAAAGGCAAGTGTTGTTGAGCCTGAACTATCAGATGAAGCAATAGATGAGTTGTATGAAAAAGACGCAACCGTCATTGACTTAATATTTGCTGAACTAAATACTCTTAATGGAGTAGGAAGTGAGATAGAATCTGCATTAGCAGAAGATTTCAAAAGCGAATCCTGATTTAGTTTTTCAATTCAGATTAGCTCGAGACCTAAGAATGACAGTTGGCGAATTGCGAACTAAAATGTCATCATTAGAGTATTCACAATGGGCTACATTTTATTATGTAGAACAACAAGAGAGAGATAAACAACGAGCTATGGCAGAAGCAGAAGCTAAGAAGAAGAAGATGAGATAATGGGAAGTTCAAACATTCTCATCAAACTTGTATTAGAAGGTTTTAATAAAGCTAAAGCCCAAATGAATACTTTGGGCAAAAAAACTGACGAGTCAGGTGGCAAGTTAAGTAAGTTCGGTACTGTTGCCAAGATTGGTGCAGTTGCAGTTGGAACAGTTCTTGTAAAAGCATTATCACAAGCTACAAGACAATTTATAGAGTTTGAAGATAAACTCAACCAATCTCTTGCAATTATGCAGACAACTGAAGAACAACAGAGAGCTATGGCTCAGGCTTCTCGTCAAGTTGCAATAGAGTCTCGTGTATCTGCAAGTGAATCAGCAGAAGCATTTTTCTTCTTAGCGTCAGCAGGTTTAGACGCTGAACAATCTATCTCAGCACTTCCACAAGTTACCAAGTTTGCTCAAGCAGGTATGTTTGATATGGCACTTGCTACTGACTTGGCTACTGACTCACAATCTGCATTAGGTCTTACAGTTAAAGACGCAGAACAAAACTTAACAAATCTTACAAGAGTTACTGATGTCTTAGTAAAAGCAAACACATTAGCAAACGCTTCTGTACAACAGTTTGCAGAAGCACTTACAACAAAGTCAGGCTCGGCATTAAAGGTTACAAACAAATCAATCGAGGAAGGTGTTGCAGTTCTCTCAGCATTTGCAGATAGAGGTGTTAAAGGTGCTGAAGCAGGAGAGAAACTTAACCAATTACTTAGAGATACAACAAGAGCAGTAGGTAAAAACTCAGAAGTATTTAAGAGATACAATATCAATGTTGTTGATAACGAAGGTAACTTAAAAAACTTAGCAAGTGTTATTGACGAATTAGACAATGGTATGGCAGGTTTGTCAGACCAACAAAAAGCAGTTTTATTAGACCAATTAGGACTTAATCGTGGTGTTGCAGACGCAGTAAAGATATTGTCAGGTGCAGGAGACCAAATACGAGAATATCAATCTGCATTGGAGAACGCAGGTGGTGTTACTGATGAAGTTGCTAATAAACAAGTTGAATCATTACAAGGTCAAATAGAGATACTCAGTTCTAAATTTACAGAAGTAGGACTAATAATTGTGGACGCTCTAGCACCTGCTTTAGAAGGTGCAATAGGGTTATTGGACGGAATGTTAAATTCTATACTTGGTGTTGATGAAGGACAAGATGAAGTTATAGACTCAACAGAGAGATTTGCTGAAGCTCTTGGAACAACAACTAAGCAATCATTCTCTACTAACTCAGCACTAAATGACCAACTTACTTCTGAAAAACAACTTAGAGATGAGACAGAGAACATAATTGATACTTATCGAACTCTTACAGACGGACTTAGATTTCAAGAAGCAATACAAAAAGACTTAATTAATAACACTCACGAATTAGATAGAGAAACAGGAACTCTTAATAGTACAAAAGAAGAATCAGTTGAAATCACAGAAGAAGAAATAGAAGCAGAGAAGAAACTTGCTAAAGATAGAGCAACGGCAGGACTTGACGCTCTTAGAAGTCTTAATGACGCATATCAAAACCTAAAAGATATAGAACAAGATAGATTAGACCTTATAGACAAAGAATTTGAAGCTCTTAGTAAAGTAACTGCACAAGAAGAAGAATTAGCTAAAGCAAATGACAAAGTTACAAAGGCAAAAGAAGAATTTGAAAAAGTATCAGGTCTTGGTGCAAAGTTAACTAATGAAGAAGCCTTAGCTATTGCAAGACAAAAAGAAGAAATAGCAAAACTAGAAGCAGAAGAAGAAAAATCAGAAATACAGAAACTACAACTAGCAGTAGCAAGAGAGAAATTAATACAACTTGAAGAACAATCTATTGCTATATCAAGAGAAGAAGAACAAGCATTAAGAAATATTGAACGAGCTGAAGAAGATGTTATTAGGCAGACAGAAAAATTAGCTCAAGTAGAAAAAGAATTAGAAAAAGCACAAAAAGAATTAGCTGAAGCTACTGCAAACTCAACAGAAAACATTTTAGAACAGGCTATTGCAAAGCAACAACTTGATGAAGCATTATCAGATTTAAGTGGTGCAACAAAATTCAAAGACGGTATTGCAGAGATAGTTAGACTTATTGGTGGAGATTTAGATGAGATGAGTAATAAATTTCAAGCTATATTTAATCTCTCAGGTAGAGCTATGCGTAATCAAGGTATCTCAACAGACTTACCAACTACTACTGCAACTCCAACAAGATTCGGAACTCTTGGGGAAATAAGTTCAGACTTTGTTGCAAATCAATCATTAGCAACAGGTGGAAATGTTGGAAGGGGTGCAGGTAGTACAGTAATTACAGTTAATACAGGTGCTTTACTTGGTACAGATGAAACCGTACAACTTGCAGTTGCCGAAGCAATTAAACAAGCTCAGAGAAAAGGTATTGAAGTAGCGTTGTAATGAGTGCAGACTTTGATTCCAATGTATCGCTAACTTTACAAGTTGGTTTTGATTCAGAGCCTTTTGATGAGACACAATCATATACAGATATAACATCTTATTTAAGAGCATTTACAACTAGGCGTGGTAGAGCTAATGAGTTAGGAGACTTTGTTGCAGGTACAATGAGTTTTTCTGTATCTAATGCTGACAATAGATTTAATCCTAACAATACTTCTAGTCCTTACTATGACTCAGGTAATGCAATAACAAAAATACAACCACTTAAAAGAGTTAGAATGTCTGCTACTTATGACTCAAGCACTTATGTTATCTTTGAAGGTTTCTTACAATCTATTCCTGTAAAGTTTATTTCTGAAGGTGCAGACTCCATTGTTACCTTTACTTGTGTGGACGCATTTAAAATATTTCAATCATTTAGGTTAGACGGTGTAGGTTGGAGACTAGGACTTGCAGGATTCTCAGAACTTGGACAATCTACTTCACTTAGCTATGAAGATGTACAAGAATTAAGTTCTGCAAGAATATCAAGAATATTAGATACAATACAATTCCCTTCTAATAGACGAGATATATTAACAGGTACTAAGCAAGTTATATCACAAGCAATTACAACAAATGTATTAACAGGATTACGAGAATGTGAAACTGCTGAGAATGGACAGTTCTTTATTTCTAAAGACGGTAAAGCTACCTTTAGAAATAGAGATTATAAATTATCAAATACCAATGCAATTAATGTACAAGGTATATTTAGTAATGACGGTAGCAACTTACCTTATACAAATGTCTCTACTTCCTTTGATGACAATGAAATAGTTAATGTTTATGAATGGCAGAGAAGTGGTGGCTCAATACAATATAAAGCTGACGCTGACTCTGTACTTAGATATAGAGCAAAAGAATCTAATAAAACTACTATAAATGTATCAGACGGAGATGTTTTGTCTATAATCGAACAGAAGATAGCAGAGACATCTTTACCTATTTTAAGAATTGACGCTTTAACTGTTAATCCGAGAGAGAATACATCTCTTTGGGAACAAGTTTTAGGTAGAGAGTTTGGAGACAGAATATCTGTTAAGATTGTCAATGTGGACGGCAGTAGCTTCACAGATGAGCTATGGATTGAATCTATAACTCATAATGTTAATGCTTCAAGTCAAAGTTGGACTTGGACGGCTACACTTAGTCCTGCAGGAAGTTCGGCTTGGATATTAGGTCAAGCTAAACTTGGAGAAGGAACAAGACTTGTTTATGCTTAAGAAAAAGGAGAATAATTAAATGGGTGCAGGTTTTAAAGTATGGAGTACAGGCGACTTAGTTAATGCGTCTGATTTTAATAATTATTTACAAGAGCAAGTCATTATGGTATTTGCTGACGCTTCAGCTAGAAACTCAGCGATAAGCTCTGCTGAAGAAGGTATGTTTGCTTTTCTAAAAGATACAAATGTTTTAACTTTTTATGACGGCTCTAGTTGGTCTAGTTTTATAGGAGAAGGAGACATAACAGGAGTAACAATTACTACAAACGCAACAGGTGGTTTATCAGGTGGTGCAACTGCTACATCAGGTGCTTTTACTTCAACTTTAACTTTTACACCTAATGGATTAACTGCAGGTACAATTAATGTAGCAAACGATAGTTTTGTTATAATAGACGCTGATGATAGCAATAACCCTAAAAAAGAATCTATTGCAGATTTCGTTAGTGGAATTGCAGGAACAAATTTAACTGCTTCAAGTGGTGTTTTAAATGCAAGTGGTGGTAAAATATTACAAGTTGTAACAGGAACTTCAAATACTGATACATCTGTAACTTCAACAAGTTATACAGATTCAACTTTAAGTGCAAGTATTACCCCTAGTGCAACATCAAGTAAAATACTTATTTTGGTATCACAGACTGTAAGTGTGTCAAGAGATAGTGGAAATGCTATAGGTGCTATAAATATTATGAGAGCTACAACACAAATATGGGAAGGATATGTTGGTAATACTAATAATGTATTGAATCAGCAATCTGTAATGTATTTGGATAGTCCTAGTACGACTTCTGCTACAACTTATAAAACACAGGGAAAAACAGATACAACTTCTGATAGTGCAAAAATAAGATTTCAACAAGACTCAGGTCTATCGGATAGAAATTCAAGTATTCATTTAATAGAGATAGGTGCATAATATGGACGCAATAGATATAAAATCATCAGCAATATCACAACTTGGTGGTACACAATTTCAAATTATGGCAGATTTATCTGTAATTTATTTAGACGGTAATGAAACAGAGCCAAGTGATAGTGATATTACAAATAAGATTGCAGAGATAGAAGTACAAGTAGCTAGAAAAAATGCTTACCCCCCAATTGCAGACCAACTTGATGAAATTTACCATAACGGAATAGATGCTTGGAAGGTAATTATTAAAAAAGTTAAAGACGATAATCCTAAACCTAGCTAATGCAAAGAAGAAGATTCCGTAAAGAACAACACGAATGGACTTACGAAGTTACTTACAATGGGAAGGTAAAGAGATATGAAACTTGATGTACTGAGATTTCAATATGGAATAGACGCAACAAATAGTCTTTTGTTTGTGGATTCTGTATTTGAATGTTACGGTCTCGAAGATGAAATCAGATTAGAAAAAAAAATAATGTCTGAAACTGCTATCCCTGAAGGCGAATACGAAATAAAATTTAGAACTGTTGGTGGCTATCATACACGAGAAAAAGCAAGGTATGATAAGAAGTTTGGTGTAGGTTGGCATAAGGGTATGTTGGAACTACAAGATGTAGAGAATGATAAAATGTCCTTCAAGTATGTGTTAATTCATTCAGGGAATACAGATGAAAATACGAGTGCGTGTTATTTGGTGGGTCAAACTCAACAAGATTTAGATATGAGTAAAGACGGATTTATCGGCTCGTCAAGATTGGCGTATGAATCACTCTATCCAAAAGTGCGAGACGCATTACTTAATGGAGAAAAAGTAACAATGAAATTTCAGAATGTAAATTTAGGAACAGAGATTTCTAACAAACAAAGCCCTGATATGATTAGCCCTTCATTACTCAAAGAAGATATATCTGAGATTAAAGGAATGCTCATACAACTTATTGCTAAACTAGAAGGCAGAAACATAACCTAACCAAAGGATAACTTGCATTTAATATGTCATTTATGCAACCACCCCACCAAACTTGATAAAGTAGGATATAAGTGTGTCTCCAAAAAATGCACAATGTATGGTAAAGTACTACTTAGCAACCCACAAATTAAGGAAGAAGAATAGTGAAAAATAAAGAATATTGGAAATTTATTTTGTCTAAGGCTTTTAGAACAGGGTTGCAATCTGCAATCTCTTTGTATCTAGCAAACTCATCAGGAATCATTGACGCAAATATGATTGAATTATTGCTTGTGGCGTTTTTGAGTTCGGGATTGTCTGTCCTTCAGAATGGCTTAGAACAATATAAACCAAAGCAAACATTTGATAATAAATAAAGGGTGCTTAACCTAAAGAAGTTAGTTTGTATTGCTTCTGTATGCTTTATTGCAGTTCCAATACCTGCTTTTGCAGATGAAGTTACTGTTACAGAGACTTTTAACAATCAAGAAATTAACGAAGATATACAATTTTTGTATGGTGGTAATGATACAACTGTATCTGCAAGTACAACTCAAGACCCTGAATGTGCTAGTACAACCAATGCAGGAACAATAGGCATTGAAGATTTAGATTGCTTTGGTAGTATTTACTTTGGTACAGATAGATTCCAACTTGGTATAAGAGCTAGTGCAGACACTCTTACTATTGCATTCCCAAATTCAGATAGTAAAGCAATTACAGAAGTTGGTTTTGTTTACAATGCAAGAGAAACAACAGGCACAGGTACAGTTTATTTTGCTAACAATGAAACTCAAACAATTAATTTTATAGACCAACAAAGTGAAACTAATCAATCTAATACAGTAACTATTACTGCACCAACAGGCACAACAATCAATGAAATACAAATTGCAGGAGTTACTTCAGGGACAGATTGGTGGCTAATTGATAGTGTATATTATAAGTATGATAATATTTCTACTACAACGACATCTAGTTCGACAACAACTACGACAACAACAAGTACAACAACCACAACAACCACAACAGTTCCACCGACAACTACTACAACAACTGTGCCACCTACTACGACTACAAGTACAACTACGACTACAACAACTACAACAATTAATCCACTTGATGTCGAGAGAAATAATAATCAAGCAGAAACAGGGCTTAGGGAAACTAATCAAGAACGCCAAGATAGAGAAGATAGAGAGTTTGAAGAATGGTTGGCTAATGAAGAAGCTAAAAGACAAGCTGAGAGAGAAGCAGAAGAAGAACGACTTAGATTAGAAGAAGAAGCTCGTATTGAAGCAGAGCTTGAAGCTCAAAGATTATATGAAGAAGAACAAGAAATTCTTAGGTTAGAAGAAGAAGAACGCCTAAGAATAGAAGAAGAAGAACGCATACAAGCTGAGTTGGAAGAACTTATGCGTATCGAAGCAGAAGAAGAAGCTGAAATATTACTTGAACTTGAAGAAGCAATTGACTTAGAACAAATAGGATTAGAAATAATAGTTGAATGTCCTGAAGAAGAAGTTGATTGTGTTGAGCCAACAGAAGAAGAAATAGAACTTATTAAAGCAGAACTACAAGAGTTTATAGATGTCATTCAAGAATTAGAAGAACTTGATTTAGAAGAAGAATATTATATTGAAGAAGAAATAATAGAGATAGAAATTATTGAATTAGATATAGAAGATATAATTATTATTGTAGAAGAAGAAGTAACACTTCCAATAATAGAAGTGTTTGATGAAGAAGAAATATTAGAAGATGAGTTGGACAAAGAGATACTTGGAGATGACACCGATACAACGGAAGAAATTCAAGAAGAAGATGAATTACTTGAAGAAGAAGAATTAGAATTTGTAGAAGTAGAGCTTACTAAAGAAGAAATACAAGTTGAAATAGAAGAACTTACTGAAGTCATTGAAGAAATAGTCGTAATAGATATACCTGAAATTACTGAAGAAGAACTAGAAGAATTAAGCGAAGAAGAACTAGAAGAATACGAAGAAGCAAAGGAAGAAGCCATTGAAGAATTTGTGGAAGAACTTGAGACAGAAGAAGTTATTGAAATACTTGAAGAAGTTAATGACGCAGGATTGGAAAACCTTGACGAAGTTAGCGAAGATGTACTTGAAGTTGTAGCTCAGGTTGTCGAAGAAGTAATAGAGATAGCACAAGAAGAAGAACTAACTGAAGAACAAGTAGAAGTTGTTGCAGAAGTTCTAGGCTTTGAAGAAACAGATGATGTCGAAGTCTTAGCTGAAGCAATTAAAGAAGATAAAACTGTTGAAAAGGCAGTAGAAGAATTTGTAGATAGAGCAGTTGAGAACGCTGATGTAGAAAACTACACACTTGCAGACGCTACAACAGAAATTGCTTTTGAATCTTTAGTAGCAGGAGACTTTAGTGTTATTATAGATGTTGATTTAGACGCAATAGATTTGACAAACATATCAAATGATATGACACAAGATACTAAGGAAAAGGCTCAAGAAGTTTTAGTTCCAACAGTTATCGTAAATATCATATCGTTTGTAAGGAGATTTAATTGATAAAGAAATTGTGGTCTTGGTTTATAGAAGCCATAAAAGAAACACTTAACCTTGCGTGGACTTTATCAGGTTTGGCGATTGCTACCCTGACTTTAACAGGACAAGCTCAGGTAATAACTTTTTACGCAACAGTAATAACTCTTGTGATTTGGTTGATTACAATAAGATTTAGGAAGTAATTTATGGAAGCAAAAGTTAATTTAAACCAAATTCTGCAAGGTGGCTTAGCTATGTTAGTTGGTTGGCTATTTAAAACAGTTAATGATTTACAACAAGAAGTAGCAACATTAAAAGCACAAGTTATAGCTTATCAAGAATCAATAGCAGGATTTAATCAAAATCTAATAGTAATAGAAGAAGTTATTAGAGAAATATTATTTAAAGTTGGTGGATAATGTGCTTAGTTAATACTAAAGATGATGGCTCTTTTGTGCAGATATGTAACTGCAAACACGGAAGCTATCATTGTAAGGAGAACTAATGGCAGATAGTGGAATGACTAATAAAGAGATGTTAATGCTTGTTTTAGAAGGACAAGATAAGATAAATTCTCGCATTGATGAGCTTCACGAGAAGGTAAATACAAAGATTTCTAGGTCAGAACTAATGGCTACTGCAACCTTTATTGTTCTACTAATCGGTGGAATTATCCAATATTCTATGTAAATTCGCCACTTAGAGCCGTTTTAAGACCCTATTTGTGCCATTCAGGTATAACTTACCACCCTAAAATAACTACAAAAAAAACTTATAAATTTCGTGTTTTTGTGTTGCATTTATAATCTTTGATTATATAATTAGAGTATGAAAAACAAAATTTACAAGTCAGAAATTTTAAACCAAGAGTTTGATGTAATTGAATCAGCAGACGGAACTGAAGTAGTGGTAATAGATTGCACTAGATGTTATGGCTCAGGACACTTTGGACAATTAGGTGTTTGTTGGAGATGTATGGGTAAAGCTAAAGAAACAAGAACAATGGGAACAGTTAAACATTGGGAGAGACAAGTAAAACAAGTTATCAATGAAACTGAAGAAGATGAAAAAAATAGAGATGAGTTGATAGAAGCTATTAGAGAATTTGGTATTAATGAGCCTGAGATTGCACAAATGGGAGAGTTTCTATCATCAATAAATGTAATTTATAAAGAAGAATTTAGTAAAATTAAGTACAATTATGGTGCTGAATTTGTTGAAGGATTAAGAAAATATACTTTAGAAACTTGGGAAGCAGAAGTTAATAGTATCATCATAGATACAAGACTTGCTAATAGAGTTCAACTTGAGAATGGATTACAAGAAATAACTGCAAAAGTAGAAAAAGTTTATACTGCTGAAACTCAATGGGGTTATCAAAGAAGATTAATCCTAGATGTCAATGCTAATACTTTATTTGTAAATATTACAAAAGCACTAGAAGAAGTAAATGAAGGCGATACTATCACAATAGAATTAGAAGTATCAATGTTTGAAACTGCAAAGTATGGAGAAGAAATAGAAGTTTCAGAAACAAACCCTAACGGTCATAGCTTTACAGGAATGGGTAAAGCAGGTAGAAGAAAACTAATCAATCATATCAAAGCATAATTCAAAAGACCTTAGAAGCTATTGCTAGTATCTAAGGTCTTTTTTTTATTTATAAATCACAGATTCGTCAATTTATGATTTATAATACTTATTGTGAATAAAGTAAAGAACACAAGTTGTATGTTCTGTGGAAAACATCTTACCACGATTCGTGGTGCTTTGTTTTGCAACGACATAAATTGTTTGAATTTTAAGATGATACAAACAAAACTTGAAGATATAAAAACTTAATAAAGGAGATATATGCCTTCATTAATTATTGAAGGTGTGATTGCGTGTCTCTTAACTATGCCACCAACGGCAAGTGATATGGACACTTACTTAAATTGCAGGGAACAATATAAAAAGGTTGAAGTTGTACAACAATGGATTCCTATATTGCAGACACACTTTGAAGAAGAAGATGTTTTACAAGCTAGTCTTATGATTTATTGTGAATCATCAGGCAGACCAAAGGCAACTAATACAAATACAAATATGACACAGGACATAGGTCTCTTTGCTTTTAATGATAAGACTTGGTCTTGGTTGCAGGACAAACTTAACTTTACAGGAGATAGGAAAAACCCAATCCTAAATATCAAGATAGCTTCTTGGCTCTTTTATAATGACGGCAGGGGAAAACATTGGTATAGTAGCAAACATTGTTGGGACTATGATTTTTGATACACCATTATTAGATGACATAGACGAGGAGTTGAGTGATAAAGAAATACAACTTTACAGAACAAGACAAGATAGGGAAGCTCGGAGAGAAGTTAATACTTAACCATTACAACTCTATTACAGATGAGAATGGGAATAAGTATCACGCAAGAGCTACAAGATTAGATGAACAACTACAAGGTGCTGACCTTATGGTATTCAATCAGACCCTTAAAACTAACTATATAGAAGTTAAAACAGATACTCAGATAGAAGAAACTAATAATGTTGCTTTGGAATATTTGATTGAGCAAGAGAATGGCAACTTGCAGATTGGTTGTCAGATGAAAACCTTTGCAGACTTTATGATGTATTGGAGTTACCCAACTAACTTTGTGAGGTATTGGAATCCTACAAAGCTACAACCATACATTGTTACTTGGATTAGAGATAGTAAATACAAAACAGTAAAAGTAATTAATGAGAATCAACAGGGAGACAAATGGTTTGCTCATTGTTTGCTTGTACCGACTTATGAATTTGATAAACTAAAACAAGTAAATAGTTTTTTAGTTAGCCTAAATGTATTGCAAGGAGTTTTGAATGAAGCTGATTAATGGCGATTGCTTAAAAGTATTAAAAGAAATTAATAGTGAAATTATTGACATTACAATTACAAGCCCACCTTACAATTTAGGAAACAAACATCATACAGGAAGTAATTATCATCAAGCGTATGACGATAATTTACCTGAAAAAGAATATCAAGAACAACAGATAAATGTTCTTAATGAAATATATAGAGTTACAAAAGAAACAGGTAGTTTATTTTATAATCATAAAAACAGAATAAAAAATGGTGTGCAAATAACACCTTACGAATGGCTTTTAAAAACTAATTGGATAATTAAGCAAGAATTAGTTTGGTTTAACAGAAGTCAAAACTTTGATAAAATAAGATTTTATCCAATGACAGAGAGAGTATATTGGCTAGTTAAAAGTCCAAAAACAAAACTTTACAATGCAATAAATCATCACGATTTATTTGATACTAAAGATTGGAAACCTGTTGGCACAAAAGGTAATCATACAAGAGCTTATCCTGAAAAACTTGTTGAAGATATATTAATGTGTTTTGAAGATAGCGAGATTGTTTTAGATACTTATATGGGAAGTGGAACAACAGGTGTAGTAGCACAAAGAATGAATAAAGAGTTTATAGGAATAGAATTAAATAAAGAGTATTACAATATTGCAAAGGATAGAATTTATGAGCAAGATTGAGTGGCGAGAAGATGAAACCTTTAGCGAATACAAGATGAGAAAACACGAAGGTATGCAAGGTATGGGTCAAAAGACAGTTAAGAAAAGAGAAGGTTGGTCTGACAATCAAAAGCGTGGGCTAACTAATAAGAACAAAGGTAGAAGAAAACAAAACCTAGCAAGGAAGAAACTTAGAATACCTGATACAAAGTTTAGAAGCCAAATGGGTAATGAAGAATCTT